AGTGCATTTTGTGCATTTTGTAAACTTGCGAAAGACTTAAATATGTAATATACGTTTCATATATTACTAAATGGTAGAACGAGTTACAATTGGAGTTAGAGGAGATACTTGGGTAAGATTTAAACAGTCTAGAATATTCCCTAAATATCTCACAACCGATGATGCTAAAGTATTGTGGATGATAGAACAACTTGAAAAGTAACTCTTCACCGAGGTGGATAGATGAGTCAAAGAAAAGTTATGCATTTCCTAGTGAAAAACCCCAACTCATACTTCTCCGTTAAACAATTGGCCAGCTATTTGAAGGTTAATGTCCAAACGGTGTACACGGCTGTGAAATCTTTAGAGAAGAAAGGAGAAGTGTTGACAAAGGAACTAGAAGCGGCTGGACGTATTCCAGAAAAGCTGTACGGTTACAAATATGAGGATACAGCCCTTGAATCGGTTATTAAAGAACTGGCATACTTGGGTAAAGATCCTAGATTCGCCATGAATCAACACATAGGCAGAGAATTATTCTTAATCGCAGAAATCAGGAGACTGCGAGAAACCATTGAAAATAACAAATGAGGTAAATAAGATGGAATTAGATTTTAGTAACATGATTGAAGAGAAGGATGGAAAAATCATCCACACAAACTTACAAACTAGTGCAATGTCAATTAAGGAAGCGATTCAGCAGAAACACCAGCTTCACGGGAAAATTAAGGAACTTGAAAAGAAAATTGGTGACCTTAAGAAACAGATTGAAGAAGATGTATTCGCTAAGAATTTGGCAGAGATGGAAAAGAATTACACAAAACTAGTGGAATTTGAAAAGAGTTGGACAGAAATTATTGCTCCTGCTGTAGAAAATCTACGGAAAAAGATTCAACAGGCTGCTAAGGAACGTGCCGCAAAGGTTGGTTACAAACGAATGACTGAGCCTAATCAGAAGATCGTAGCAGAGAATCAGATCATGGCAGAAATTTGTGCAGAGCATGAACTTGATAGGAATCATCCAATAATCATGGAAGCACGTAGAGAGGCGTTCAAGAAGTAAGATGGGTGATTGGCCTAACAAGACGTTTGCCAATAAAGACGTAGCGGTAGCTGCTGGAAAGAAAGGTGGGGCTGTAAAATCTGATAAGAAAAGATTGGCCAGGATCATCCGGTGTGCGAAGGAGTTCGGAATAAAGGACAAGCTCACTGAGAAGGTTCTCTACCTTATCGATTCCAAAGAGTTGACTGCTATTGATTGGTTCAAACATATTGATATTCTTGAAAAGATGGCCGAGCAAAACCCTAAACTTAACTTTGCTCTTATTGATGCGAAGAAGGATTGGGCGAAATTCATCCATGGGGAAAAGAGAGTGAACGAGAACCTCAACATAAATGTCAATTGGACTGAGGTTTTTCAAGGGTGTGAGGTGAAGGATGATGAAAGCGGAAAAGATTCTTCTAGCAGTAGGAAGAAGTAATTGGCCATTATTTTGTGATTGGGAGTTTGGCCACCACGTAAGTCATAAAGAAGAAACAGTAGATGTTGATGAAGAGAGCGTAGACAAGTTTTGTCAGATTTACAAGCTAGGGAAGTATCGAGAACAAACCAGAAGACGTCGCGACAAGCGGTAAACCATGGTTAAGTATGATTTAAAGGCAGTGGTCAAATCCATGTTTGGGTATGACTTGTACACCTACCAGTTGAAATTCCTACTAGATTGTATGAATCATCAGCGTGTTGTAGGCGCATTCTGTCGGCAGACTGGAAAATCGCTAACTATTTCTATATTGGCTATGATTGAGGCATTGAAGAATCCTGGTGGTCACATAATCATAGTTGCTCCTACTGATAGGCAAGCAGGGGAGTTGTTCGAGAAAATTAAACTGCACGTACAAAATGCACCAGTGGCATCTGTAGTGAGATCGTTCACTCAGCGTGAAATGCTATTGAAGAACATGTGCAGGATTTCTGCATTCCCATGTGGTGATGATGGAACCAACATTAGGGGAATGACTGCGAACGTACTAATCATAGAAGAGGCCGCGTTCGTGAAAGATTCTATTGTTAACCAAGTTCTGTTACCATTCGTGGCATCTACTGATGGTAAGATTATCAAGATCTCCACACCGTTCGGTATGAACCATTTCTACAAATCGTTCCAAGAAGATACAAATTATAAAGCGCATCGGTACACTTGGGAGGATGCTGTAAGGGTTGGTCATTTCACTGAAGAGTTTGTGGAAGAACAGCGAATGCAATGTAGCTCCCTAGAGTTCCGGACAGAGTATGAAGCGGAGTTTATCCAGGATGAGGATGCGTATTTCCCACATGGTCTTATTGAATCGTGTGCAATGGATTATCCATTATTGGAAGAGACTTCATCGGTTGTGAACGCGTCCTCAAGTTATGTGTTGGGGTGTGATTTGGCACGGATGGGGCAAGACTCTTCAGTATTCCTAGTGATCGAGCGAGGATCGCCTAACCGAGTAGTGTTCATCAAAGAGTTGAAAAAGAATACGATGGATCAGGCGATTGATTACATAAAGTTCTTGCATAATAAATTCAGGTTCAAGAAGATAGTATGTGATCAGACGGGATTAGGTGCTGGGGTTGTTGATGTATTGTCCCGGGATTTGAACAGGGGTGTGAAAATTAAGCCTACTTCATACAATCAGAACTTGAAGGATAATGATGTAGTGATTGGGTTAAATTTCACAGTCAAAACTAAAGAGGACATATTTAGTAATTTGAAACTACACATGGAGAAGCACACTCTAGAGTATCCGAAATTTAAACCTTTGATCTATCAATTGAAAGATTTCCGGTATGAGATAACTGCATCCGGTCATTTGAAACTGCACCATTCAGAAGGTGGTCACGATGATTTTGTTGATGCACTAGCATGTGCGGCACATGGATTGCGTCAGCGAGAAGCTTCTATCTTTTTTGCTTAATTTTAGTTTTATTAATATACTTTTTCCACCATTATACTTCTGTGACGTACTTTTAAGGGGGTTTCGATACTTTTCCTCCTTTGCTCTACGCGAATAACATCTTACACCGGGGGTTTGTACCCCCCACCTTTATACTCAATGGGAATCAAGGAAACAATTATGGACTGGCAGAAATCTTTCTCTAAAGGATTTTCTGCTTTCACCGGTAGAACAGAAGCGGTGGGTCAGAAACCAATCTTGTACAACTGGTTTTGGACTGCGAAGCTAGGGATGCCTAGAGGAACAAATTTTTCTGAAGTTAGACAGTACGCTAAATCGCCGTGGGTTCAAATGGTGACTAATGCGATCATCAAACAGTTGAAAACGACTGAATGGGCAATAGTGCCTAAAGATGAGAGTGCTGACATTGAGCAGTATCGCGAAGAAATTGAAAAGATCACAAACTTCTTGGAATCCCCTAACAGAATGGGTAAAGGGTTCTGGTCAGTATGGGCGCCATGGTTGCGTGATGTTCTTGAGATTGATGCTGGTGTTATTTGGAAAGGGCGGAATGTCAATGATGAATTGACAGAATTGTTCGTACATGATGGTTCCAAATTCTTACTGGATGTAGATGAGTTCGGTATAATAAGCGGTTATTATCAATATTCTTACAGATTCCCAAATAATGAACCGATTCATTTTGATGCTGATGAAATCGTCTACGGTCAAATGAATTTATCCACAGAGATGTACCCGTATGGATTTTCCCCATTGCAATCCATTCAACAAGAAGTGGAGTTGATGATACAGTCAACAAGATATAACAAAGAATTTTTCATAAATAATGCGATTCCGGATGGTATTGTTTCTACAGAGTTACCTAAGGACGACCATGATAGATTAGCTCATTATTGGGCGAACAACATTCAAGGGAAACCACACAAACTTGCATTCATTAACAACAATGCGAGTTTCACAAATCTTTCTACAACTAATAAAGAGATGGAATGGTTGAAAGGTCAGCAGTGGTATTTCCACACAGTATTTGGTGCGTTTGGATTAAGTCCACAGGATGTAGGGTTTTTCGAGAATAGTAATCGAGCCACTGGGGAATCTCAGGAACGGGTTACTAACAAGAACGCCATTGTGCCATATGCGCAGATGATTACAGACGCAATCAATCGGGAAATTATTCCGGAGTTTGTAATGCATGAAGATCTAGAGTTCAAATGGTTCCCTGAAGATGACGCTGGTGCTAAGGTTGAGCATGAACAAACCATGGCTAAACTGAACGCTAATGTGTTAACAATTAATGAAGTTAGAGCTAAAGAAGGTCTCGAACCAGTACCATGGGGAGATCAGCCAATGGCTTTAACATTCAGAGAACAATCAAACACTGAGGGAAAAGAGGAGAAGGAAGACGATAAGAAAGATCGTGATGATAAGAAAGATCGGGACAAAGAGGACAAGATAGCTAAAACCGTCCAACCTGGGGAAGAGATGGAGACCCAGGCCAAGGACTATGCAAGTTTTTTAGCTAAGGAGTTGGGCGCCTGGGAAAAAAAGATCCTATCATTCGTTGATCAAACATTGGCTGATGAAATGCCAGTCCACAAAGATGTGAAGTATGTTGAGAAGACTTTCGGGGATTTTCTACAGCGATTACTAAACGTTGTGAACACTAGTGGTTTCTCTAATAAATTAAAAGGAATCGTGTCAGTGCATTTGAAAGAGGGTGTGACTGATGCTGAAAAGGAGCTCGGAATAGATATTGGGTTCAGTGAAGATCTTGAGAAGAAAGCTAGTATCTTAGCGGACAGACAATTGGAAGGGTTTTACATCGAAGGTAAAAGATGGAACGGAATCAAAGGATTGTCAGCTGAAGTGCAAGACCAGGTTTCAAATGTTGTGCGGAAAGGTATCGTTGACAAACAATCACTCAAAGATATTAAGACAAATATCAAAGGTGTGATGGAAGGGTATCTTGGCACTGATGTTTCTGAAGGTCGAGTTATGCGAATCGCTAGGACTGAAACGAATAGATTCCACAACGCTGCAAAAACTCAGGCGTATCGTGAATCTGGATTGGATGGTGTAGTTGTGTGGGATGCGTTCCATGACAATAGGACTTCTGAAGTTTGTGAACGATTGAACGGACAGAAGGTTGCACCAGGACAACCGTTTGTTGACCCGAAAACAGGTAAGGCTTACGAGCACGCTCCAGCGCATCCAAATTGTAGATCTACGGTGCGATTCGAGCTTATTTAGAATTTTATTAATATACTTCAAAAGCTAGGTGATATATATGCAAGAGAAAAAAATGAAATTATTCATGCCAGTAACTAAATCTAAGTCTGGTGAATTTGTTGGAATTCTTTCTGATACTTCTATGGATCGTGATTCTGAATTCATGTCCAAAGAACTCTTAGAGGATTGGGCTAGATCAAACAAGTCTTTGAAAGCGTTGGCTAACCATAAGAACTCAATGGAGAATTGGGTTGGTGGATGGACTGCATTCAAGACAATCAAAAAAGGAAGGAACACAGCACTCGTTGCAAGACCTTGGTTCTTTTCAGAAAAAGCGAACCCGCTTGCTGCACAGATTAAAGCGCAGGTTGAGGAAGCTCTCGCTAATGGTGACGCTCCTGGATTATCCATTGGGTGTATCCCACACAAAGCGGAACAAAAGGAAATCGAGGGAAAATCTTACACTGTTTATACTAAAGCAGAATTGCTTGAGACATCTTGGGTTGCTATACCAGCAAACCGTAATGCGACTTTCGGGCACATAGCCAAGAAGTTCGATTTTGATGTTGAAAAGAACATAGAGGTTGAAACTGATGAAATCTCAAAAGAAGTGGAGGAAACTAACAAAATGGTTGAAGAAACTATTGTTAAAGATTCTGAAGTCGAAGATCAAGTTCCTTCAGTGGAGTCTGAAGCTAAACAAGAAGCTAGCGAAGAAGTTAGCGAAGAAGTAGTTGAAGAGAAACCTACTGAAGAAAAGGTTGACGAAGAAGAATCCAAAGAAGAGGTTGCTGAAGAAGAGGAATCCAAAGAAGAGGAGACCAAAGAAGAAGTAGCTGAGGAAAAAGAAGGGCAAGAGGTTGTAGAAGAA